TGCTCTGCACCCCTCTCAGCTACTTAGCTACTGAGCCACAATTGTGGCTACACGACTAGCGTGTTATTGGACTCATGATCTTTGACCATGATTCTGAAGTCGTTGCGACTTCGACTACGTTCTCGTCAGCAAACATTTCGCTGATGTCGTTCTGAACGCCAAAGTCTAAAAGACCTGTTTTCAGTAAGAGTAATGAAGTTGTGCTCAACGCAAGCTGTTGCTGTACGAATGCAGTTGACAGGTGTGTGCGTAAAGCTGTACGATCTGCCGTGAAGGCTGGATCTTGTACGATGTTTAAGAAAATACCACGTATCAAGCGATAAACAGTATCGGACGTTGCGACGCGACCGTAAAGCGAATGCGTTGCGATCGCGACTTGGCGTGCCAGCATTTGATCAACATTAGAAGCAGAATTCGCTTTCAATGTGGTGTAGATGTATGACAGTGCAGCCATCGCGTTAGTCAGTTGTGAAGCCGCCGCGAGATTCACTGTTAAGTGAATTTCACGTAGTGACTCAAGACCGAGAAGCTTTTGAAGCGATTGGTTACTTTCGATCTTGGTTTTGTTCAGCATAGGCAGGGTAATCTTAACGTCCTTACCGAAGTCCAGCATGAGATCAGCTGGGCCCAGATCAGCTAACACACCTTGACGGAGGTCGTCAAGGATAGTTTGTGGGCGATTTGGAAACGCGCCTGTGCCGTCATGATCATCTTGTTTCAATAACAGTACCTCAAGCGGGTCATCAACTAATACCTCGTTGCCTGAGTGGATACCGATGGGCTCGTAGAATGCTTTAGTATCCGCTACACCCATAATGATACGAGAGCCGAGGAATGCCTTTTCGTCGTCCGTTTGGTTAACAATATACATGCGGTCGGCAAAACCTAACGCATAGAAAGTTAATTCTGATTCGGACATATTCAATGCCAGGAGATGACCACCTACGCGTGCGTAAGTATTCAAGCGTTCTGACAAGCGTGTCAACAGATGCTGACTCGCAACCTCGATTGTCTTGATCAACATACCATCGCCATAAGCACGTGAGATTGCCTCAGTGATTGGGCTAAGATAGGCCTCAGCGACAGGAACTGGTGACTGCAAAACGAAACTTTTGCGATCGACGAACTTTGAAACCTGCGGATTGATTGCGAACGTTTCATTGCGATGGACAAAAGCGCCGGCAATTGAACCGTCTGGATTACGTACAATAGAGTGACTGTACATTTCGCGGAAGCGTTCAATCGAGATTGACTCAAAACGTTTCAGTTCTCGAATACGTGTCGTTGTATACGAAATCGCTTCACGCAGATCAAAATCCGGAGTTACAACCGGTTTGTCGGCTAACAGAATCGCGTCCATAGCAAAAGACGCGTTAGTCGCGAGATAAGCGAGATCGGCGTTATCAGCAACGTGTTCAGGAAGGATAGAAGGTTTCGCGATAAAACGACCCACAAGTACCGCCGTGTCCTTGATGTAGTTGCGATAGCGCACGGTCGCCATGAGGCGATTCGCTGCCTGTGTCAACATAGGTCCAAGGATGGCCTCTGTCACAGTCGGAGAGAACTCACGTGCATCTTTGATTGAGATGGACAGTTCGATCATCTCCAAAATCTCTGATACCGCAGCAACATCTGCAGCCGTAATGATGGTGTCTGTATTCGCTATTGGTGATACCTCGTACATCAACTCGACAACACCAACGAATGGAACCATCACGTTGATTTTTGTGTACGCTTGAGAAATAATCTCGGTGATAATGCGTGTTACGTGACGCGCAGGATCACTCGGACTTTTCGAGCCACCAACAACTGACGAAACAGCCTCAAACAGTGATGGATAATCCATCGTGAATACGCCTGACCTGAAACGCTGGTTGTTGCGAACTACTTTGTCGTTAATGTTGCGGAGCAAGTTACCATCCATTAATTGAGTCGCAACTTGTTCGACGACGCCGTGCGTGACCATCAGCTCTGCAAGATGTTCAGTCTTTGATTTCGGACCGCCGACGACGCCCTGCCATAAGCCTGGACCGCGTTTGTCCAACATGATGTTGATAAACTTGGCGATTGAGCGGACCTCACCCTGTGGGCGAACGAACTCATTAACGGAGCGAATGATTGTGTTGAGGGTCTTCGGTTTGCCGCGGCCCACAGCTAATTGTAATTGACCACCTTCGAGTTTTACATTTGACATTTACTATCTCCTTATTTTCTTGTATTACGATCGAAAAGATTGCTTACTTTGTCTGAACCAGCGTTGGGTTCGCGCTGTGCCTTGATTGTATCCGTGGCACCACGCTTTGTCAACTGTGGTTCAGAAATTTTGATGTTAAAGAATGAGCGATTACCACTGTCACGTGATGAGAATTTCGCTTCATCATATGACTTCATGATCAACACTGAACTAACCGCGCCGACTGCAGCTTCGATGTAGAAGTCGAAAGCTGTATCATCGTCAGTCATAGGGTTAACGAGAACCACTATTGATTTCCCGAGCTTACGAGCGACCGTGTCGAGGTGTGTGAGATCCATGAATAAAGACATGTTTACACCACCCTTACCTGTGGCTCCGGTTCCGCTACCGTAGAACAGATAACGGAAAGAGTCGACGATATAAACGCGAGTCGTCGCATTCAATAAATGATGGGCCAGTGTTGCAGCGAACTCTGCCTCGAACACCGGTTCTGATGTCGATCCTGCGTCAAAGCGTTCAGATTCACCCGGTTCGAAGATCTTCGTATAGTGCGCGAAGTCTTTACCGTATTTCGCAATAAGCGAGCGAAAGATGTGATCATACGCTGTTAAGGTCTTGCCTGAACCGGCCTTACCCATAATGACTGTCACACCAGTATACAGCTTGATTGTGTCAGTTTTACCGCGTCCTAGGCGAACATCGATCGGCTCGACTTTCGTCTGCGTTTCGATATCAGTCCAGGAGTGGTTCGCGATTGGATCCGATTCAATCAACGCTACCGACTCGCCATCTTTAGCGAATTGATAAACTCTACCGAGTTTGAGGGCGACTGCAATCTCACGCCTCGCCGTAGCAAGGCGTTCGGAGAGAGACAGCTTACTTGTATCTTGTGTCATATAATTGCTCCTATGAAATGAACTTGTTTATTAATGGCCAAACTTCTTCAGCCGGGAGTGATGTTACTAATAAATCTAAAACATCCGGCGACACATCATCGGCGTCGAAGCGATAAGCGAGATAAGCTGGGTTTTGAAGCACCAGCGCATCTATGTAAGATAAACCGCTCATCTTACGTTGCGTATCGTAATACTCTGCCGATATAGATGATGGCGTGCGGCCGAAAGCGCCGACAAACCAATCCTCGTATATGCCGTAAGCCTCGGTGTACGATGGAGCTCTCGAGTAGTGTTGTCTCCGCTCTCTGTCGCCCACAGCCCAGAAGTTCTTTCTCATGCGAGAATTAACCCCGTGTTCTGGAACCAACCAGTTGACGAAGAACGACGCGATATTAGGCGCTAGCTGCAATTGCCCAGCGTCATCACGATAAGGAACGTTTCCCAAGAACGAGATCGGCTCCTCTCTCTCTACAGCGAAGTAATCGGAAGAATACTTCTCTTCTAGAATCCAACGCTGAAATGCATCATCGTTATTCAGCAGAACGCAGTCGTCGCCCATATTTAAGAAAGCGTACTTAGCGTGCTCTCCGCGTAGAATGTCATCAATACCGAACTCCAGGACGTCGTGATAATATTCGTCAGCGACGCATAGATATTGGAACATCATAGCAAATTTGCCGAAGTCCGGATTGCAGGCGATACCACTAGGTAACCCTAGTTCCATCTTAAACGTTGCTTCGTCGAATGGATCATCACCGAACAGAGGATCTATCGGTTCAGCCTCACGCCCGTAAATGCCAGGGTGGGGCATGATGTATGGCGCGGCGAACATCATGCGGATTAACTTAGCGAGCCTCTTATCCATCACACGCTCTAACCTTGTGCAATAGAAATCGATAAGAAAAGTCGGAACTGACTGGTCGAACTGTTTCACGTCAAAGCCTGCCATATTGCTGAAACCGCGCATCTTTTCAAGTATAGATTCAGGCGTTCTATGTTTCCATGTGAACGCATACCTATTCAAGTAAGTTTCGCGATACGCAGCATAAACAGCGGCGATTATGTAATTAACAGTAAACGACATACCGAAAACGGATCTACGTCTACCAGCGGCGTGTAACTTAACTTCGTTACCGTCAATGAATATACGTTTGTCAGCGGTAAATCTGCGACCGTCTTTCAAACCTGATCTGGCTGCGAGTTCGTCGTTAACCTCACGTGGTTTTGAGATCAATTCAGTGTCTGTGAGTTCAGCTGAATCGGCCTGCGTCCGCTCGCCAAGCGTTTGAACGATTGTTGCGTTGAACTTGACGTACAGCTCAAGTAACTTACCATCAGCTATTAGCTGCAAGAACTCGTCTAAATTCTCGAGTGCCACTCGTAATGCATCCTTCTTGTAGACAATATCAGCAATGTAGTCAGGAGACCCTGATGATGCCTCACGTCTGATGGACACTTTTGCAGGGACTGGCTCTGACATCATCGCATCAAATATGGCTTCGGCAATACGCCGATGCCTGTCCGATTGAAAAGCATCCTTCAACTTCAGATTCTCACGAATTAACGCATTCGTCACCGGTGGAATCGATGTCGGATGCATACCGTGTCCCGCTACAGTGAGCAGCGCATTGAAATCACCCGCAATTGCGTTTGATCCAACGAGTCCGTCCTCACCAACCGAATACTTAAAAGTCGCATTCAACGCTCGCACGAGTTTTGGCATCTCGCGCAGCGTTTCAGGTGCGTCGGAAAGGATCGACGGGTAGAGCTCGACGCCTCTCGAAAGCCTCTTACGCTGGAGTATGCGTCGTAGACCTTGACTCTCGAGTAACGGCTTCCAATTGGCCACACGGTTGCGATCAATCTTATACCTGTCATCGAAAGACATTACATTATCTCCCCATCATCTTGTTCCACTTTCTTTGAATTTAAGGGAACAACAGAGGATTTGCGCGATTCAAAAGTTGACTCAACGCTCTGACCGGCTTGCGATGCCGCGTCTGCTTCCTCTTTCGATTCGTATAAGAGGTTATCGGTCGTGATGCGAGTTAATGTTGAGATGTAGGTGTTCCAAATTGTATTGTACATGGCACCGGTCAACCCGATAACAGCGCGAATGTCAATATCGAGTAAGTCACGATATTCAATTAGTAATTGCAATTCACGAGTAGTGACAGGTAAGATAATCTCTTTGTCTGTCGCTTCGTATAAGCGATCGATGAAACCGCCCTCTGCGATAACCGGAATGGTAACGCCCTCAGGAAGAACTGCTTTAACTGGGATGATGATTATTTTTCTCGACATGATGTGATTCCTTTTGTAGTGTGGTTGATGTTAATGATAATGCATTATAGCGGGTCAACGCTTGGACGTATTGCAAGACTTCGACTACTTCGATTGCTTCACGTTCAGTGAGTACAGAAACCCAAGGTACGCCGCGCGTCTTCTCGATCCAGTCGGCGAATTCACTGTACGATGCGTTCACGCCGCCGAAACGGATCCTGAACTGCGTAACGAGACCAAATTCACGTAACACGTCGTGCAGAGAAGCTGAAGCATGACGGGAGACGTCGAACTCGCTAATGTCGTATGCTTCCGCAATATCGAAAGTTGAGTAACCTTCAATACGCGCGGCAAGAATACCGATTACTGAATAATTCATGTTGGTCATATTGTTATTATTAGTTTGGATCATTGTACCTAACCTTTCATGTTCGGTGTGTTGTGTGGGAGCATCCACCAAGGTATTCCTTTGAATACGTTCTTAGAAATGGTGCTTTTCATAATACATTCTCCGTAATTAGTTGTTGAACATCTCAGGGTTGAAAAAGTGCAATAGCTTGCCGACTATCCAGTCGTGGTAGTACGCACGCAGCTCGGTATCGAGTGAGTTCATGTCAAAAGCACAGCCCTTTAGAATTGCGTCAAGTAGGTGTGATGACTCATGAGTGATTAGCTCGATGTTACGCAGAAAGGTTTGATCGCGTGTGTCGAGCGTGATCACGTACAGGTTGAGAGCGTCGTATCGGTTGAGCGATGCGTTTGCTCCACATTTACCTTTGAACGAGATAAGCTCACCGTGATCGATGCGAACATCATCAGCAGCATGAACAGAGTTCGTGAACAGATGCACAGAATACCCTCTAGAGAGTGGGTGATCTGGCCCAATAGCAACGGGACGTGACTTCAGCTCCTCCGTGAGGACGTACATACCGTGAATCTTCTTTACAGCGTTCTCCTTTTTCATGTTATTTGACCCAACCCATCTCTTTTTGACAAGATTCACATACGGCTATCTCACCGTAAGCGATGATGTTACCGTCTTTATCATCTTCAGTGTGAGCAAGACGCCACGTTGTTGGTTCATTATCTTTCGCACAATCGGCGCAGGCACAACGAATCTCGCGCCCACCATTAGGCGAGTAGGGCGTTTTGACATCATTGAATACCATTGCTCCGGTTGATTTAGCTAACGTACCAAGTACTTGAAAAGTAAACTTCATTTCGATCTCCTTAAATGCTAACATATCCACAAGGTTCGGGCGGCCGGCAACGCGACACCGTCTTCACAAAATGGCTCTTATCGTCGATTAGGCACCGCTACGATCGACGTGTCAACGCTGACAAAGCTCGACCAGTGCTGTCGACAAGGTTGTGGTGTTTAATTGTGTTACACTAAAGCGCCAACGGCGCTACGCACGGTGGCCGTTTATCTGATGTTCGATGATAAACGACATGAGGGCTACCAGGTCCCCA